CAATGCTGTAAGATATCTGCCATGAACTTCATTATGATGTTCAACACATAAACAAATAAGATTATCTAAATCTAAAGCTAAGTCAGGTCTATCCTTGACTTCCTTTATATGATGAACGTTCTCTACTCTATGATACTTACCTAGTCTTCTACACTCTTGGCATTCATAGTGATCTCGTTTCATCGCTTTCTCTCTAAGTCTGCGCCATTTAGGAGACTGATAGAACTTAACCAAACGATCTTCTCTTATCAACTGTAATAGCCATCTATAGAATTCCTCGGTCATGTTCCGTCTCCTTTCGCAATCTTATTTAACGCTTAGCTATTCTTTTGCCATACAATGGAATAACTTCATTGCTTTCCTTTCGTTTATATGTATCGCTCTTTATTGGTCTTCTATACTTTCGTACTATCTCACCGTTACCATTTTGCACAGTGATTACTTCATACTTCTGTTCTAAGTATTGTGGTCTATACATTGTTGTTACCTCCTTTGCGCAAAATAAAAAGATCACTCAACGAGTGATCTAATATGTACGTCTCCGCTTAGGACACATCACTTGAGAGGTGTACGGAGTTCATTCAAATTAAAGCAACCTACACACAGACAAGTCTAATACTTCCTGCACCTCACCACTGCCACATCCCTCGGTTGCTAACGAATACTGAAACAGAATACCGTCTCTGTTCATGACCAACGCGACAGTACAAAGCTTTGTCGCAAGCAGGTTATCGTATTCCTAATAACCCCAACTTAATGTTTCTCTCCTAACCTACACCTGAGAGTGGCGCACGTCTGCGCTAGTATTTTATGCCTTCTAACTGCTAGTAGCATCCCGACTAGTCAGCCAATTCATCGGCATCCGATAAGATGAATTGTTTCCGTAGGTTCCTTAAGTCACTGGCAATGAATCGAACATTGCAACACCATTTTCCGATATTTTACAGACTCTCCATCATAAAAGCTCTCACCTCTAGAATTGTCTATCTTTAGGGGAATTATTCAAGATGCCTCTTGCCCATTACCCTCGACGGTCTCTTGCCTAGCTGCATAAACTAAGCTCAGGTGTTCATTACCACTGATTTAAGTTATTAGCGTTACCTTTCCGCCACAGTGACACTATAAAATTATTCTCGGCTGCTACTATTTTTTATTTTGTCCATTTTTAAATCCAATCATATAGACATTAAGACAGAGCGCAAAAATTGAAATTATTAACGCCGTCATTTCTCTTTACCCACCTTTTTTAATTATTTAGTTAAGTTATATTTTTCTGATACTTGGTATGATTTCATGAGTGCAGCTGCTAAAAAATATACTGCTAAGAAACTTGGATTTTAAAATTAGCAATTTCATCTAAAGTTTCTTGTAACTGTTCGACTTGGTCACTAGCCTTGTTGAGCAGTTCTTTTAGTTCGGTCAAATCTAATTTGACAGTTACTTTGATTTCTTTATCCATTCGTTTTTCCTCCAATACATAAATTAATAGACAGCAACAAAATAACATTGCTTTGATAATTTGGTATCGACCACTATAAATTTCTTTTCTTGCAATTATTTTTAATATATGCTAGATTATCAACCGATATAGTCACTGCCTGTACTAGCGGAAACTAGTGCAGGTTTTTTGTTCTATTTACTCAAAAGTTATTACGATAAATTCTTATTGTGAAAATAAATACTAAGCGTATAATTTTAGTTATCAGCGAGTGGTCCGCTGAAATAATTTAAGGTGGTAAAAAAATGGCAAAAATTGATGATTACCGTTCAGACATGATTGAATATATTGAACTCTTCGCTAAAAATTCTAACAATAATATTATTATTCAAACCGGAGGAGCAACAATTTGCGGAACTCCTATAGACTTTGATGCTGAAGTAAAAGTAAATCCTCTTATTGATGCTATGATGGATTCTTTTGCAGAATTTCGCTCAAAAAAAATTGATGATATAGAAAAAGATGATGAGCAAAGTTTGGTAGTCAAATCTATCTTTCTGAAAGATGTTACCATCATAGGCGAGAGAACTACTAATATCCCATTTTTAGTTGTTTTTGCTGATCAGATTTCTGCAATTTCTCTTGGAAACATGGATTAACAATAGGTTCATTTGAATTATCTATATTGATTAATTCGCTATCCTCTCGGCTATTATAAATAGCTGCGAGGATTTTTTTTATTTCTCCTGAAGTACCTTCAATCGATAATTTCATATTCTTACCCTCCAACACATAAATTAATAGACAGCAACGGATGATAGATAATAAGAACAATTTAGAAGGAGTTGAAATTCACATCCTTATTCTTAATATTTCCGCTGCTGTCTATCGAAGCTTAATTTAAAACGATGAGGGAGATTTCCTCCCTTACATTTTATTTTGTCGATCCTGTTTCCTAATCTTTCGACACTATCATAATATCACGTTAAAACGCTCAAAAACCCTACACTATCCCTACAAAAACCCTACAAAATCAACGATACTGAACTAACACACCTTTTTTGTATGCTTCTGCAAATTCGATCAATGCGATGGATTTCAGCTTCTCTACATTCTTTTCTCCGTATCCTCGTATCAATTGCCCTATCTCATAATTAGAGTGCTTGTTTACGTCACAGAAGCTGTAGTAGAGTATCTGACGGCTAATCAGACTGAGAGCCATCAAAGCCGCTAAAATCGCGTCTCTCTCCGCTTCTATATCCATCATCTGAATGATCGCGTCCTCTGCCTTATTGCCGTGCTTCGGTGCCTTCGGCATATCCGTAATAATCGGCGACTTAATATCTATCAAAGAGCGACCTGCCATCCGCTCCAAACGCCGAAAGTTCTTCAGCACATCTCTCGCATTACATCTTGTCTGT